TTGCCACTGAGGAGCTACAGTAACACCGAGAGCAGCAAGAGCTGCTAAAGTGCCTGCACTAATTTTACTATTACCACCGAGGTTAACATCAGAGGCTGGAGCGTGGATTACCCACTCACGAGTCTGCATACTGTTACCATAGGACGCATTAGGAACAACACCGATATAAGCTTCTTCAGCGAAGTACCGGCTGCGGCCACTGTTGTCTGTCACTAGAACAGTGAAGACACCTTGGCGAGTTGTACGATCTTTCTCATACACGGCAGAGAACAGGTCATTACTCTCACTTGTCTGGGCCAATGCCACAGTCATCATAAGAGCAGTGTTTGCATTGTAAATACGTGTAGGCGTGTTATCAGCCCCCACGTACATAGCAAATGTTTCTGCTTGACGATCAATCGTCACGATACTGTCTTCAGCAAAACCAGAGACAACGTGCGACCAACCATCCCCAATCATAGAGATTGTCACTTCGTTTGGCGCAAACGTACTTAATGCCATTATTTAATCTCCAATTTATACGGACACGGTGCCGCGAACAAAAACCTTTTCAATTGCTCCAGCAAGACGGACTTCAAATTCAAGTGCATCCAATGTACGAGTTGCACGTAGGTTTGCGTCAACAGTGGCAGCGTCAGGGACAGTGATAACAGGGGCTGGCGTGCTTGCGTAGAGGCCGTTACGGATGCCTTCAGCAATAACCTTTCTCACCTGAGTCTCAATCTGCGAAATACCAGCTTGGATGTAAGGAACCTTTGCACTGTTAACCAGAACAAACCAGATGCCTTCCTGCATACGACTACGTGTCCAGCTCACACCAACCATTACGTCAATGTATTCAGCACCGCATGTCTGGCTGCGAGTAGTTGCACTGATTCCACCAATGGTTTCATAAGTGGCAACATACTTATCTTTTGCATAAGTGGTCTGTGTATCGGAGATAGTATCTGGAGTAACACCAACAAGATTCTTGAAAGACCAAGTGTTAGAGCCCGGTACGGCCTGCGCCTGAGAACCAATCCATGCACACTCTGGGAACTGTGTATCAGCATTTGCGCTGTACAGGCCAAAGCTGTGATCGTAGGTCAAACCTTTGAGCACAGAGAAAATATCTGTGGTGGCATTGGTCAAGATGGCAGCTTCGCTGCTGGAGAAGCCGTACAGCTTATCAACAGCCTGAATAACAGTAGCAACAGCCTGAATGCCAGCGTCTGTGTGGTCATCTGTAGAGACGTAGTACCATTTGTCACTAGCAGCACGTACTGCAGTGATTGTATCTGCCCATGTTTCAGAAGCAGCAGTGTTCACCAGAGCGATGTTGGCCGAAGCAACGACAGACATTGCTGTACCAGATACGGTAGGGGCAACCTTAAACGTGCCGTCCAGATTGTCAGTGAAGGTAATGCCAGCTGCAGCACCGACTGCGGTATCAAGTCCAGCACAAATTTCAAGAGCTGTAGCATCAGCCTCAGCATCAGAGGTGTAGGTGTATGCAGTGCCATTGATCGTGATAGAATACGCAGTGCTGTTAGCAACTGTAGGAGTACCTGTCACTTCATTGATCTGTCTACGACCAACAACGATACGCTGTGGAACAACCTGCTGACCAAAATACTGGCTAGCAGCCTTATAAACTTTAGAGGTAGTAGCAAAGTCTTCTGCCACTGCCGCCAGATCAGTATATTCACGAGCACGCTCTGTAAAGGCTGTATGGCTTGCAATGAAGCAAGGAATACTGAACGAAGCACGAGAGACTGCGCGGGTCTCCCTCGTGATTTGTATATTGATAATGTCTGTGATTTTGGTCAAGACAATCTCCTAATTAGGGGTTTGGAATTGTTTGTGAATCAACTATAGTTGTAATTGAATTGTAGGCTGAATCAAGAACGACGTTCTCAATCACAGCTACCTGTTGTTTCGTTTCGAGGGCAAAACTAAAAACAACATCTATCACGTAAGCGTTATACCAAGCCGTTTCCCTCAACTTGGGCACCCTACGGATGAGGCTCTTGCTCATATACCCTAGATTGCGCTTCCGCAATTCCATTTGTATATTAGGTGTGGCAAGAAGTGTGGAGAATGCAACAGCAATGTCCCCACCATGATTGCCTGCAATGTCTTTTCCTGTGAACTCAAACCTCGCAGTCCCCAGATAGTGCTCCAGTGTTCTAATCTCGTAGCCATCCCCGAGGGCTGTAGCTGTAGTTCCTATCTCCTCACGCCCTGTAGCGTCCAAGGAGGCTGCGTAGACCACGCAGTAAGGGGTAGGTAGCTCTGGGCCATTTTGATAGCCTACAACGGCCCCTATGGAGGGCAGAGCGAGCTTCAGGACAGCATAGACAGCATCTTCAAAGGCAGAATAGCTCATGTGCTCTCCTTCTCAACTAAGATACTCTTGTGGTGGTTGAGCACGCCCATATCGTAGTAGTGGCTCCACTTACAAACGTAGGTCACACCGTTGTAGACAACTTCATCTGCATCCCAACCAGAGGCTCCCTCTTGGCGAGTACGAAGCTCACTGGAGGTATAGATACGGATACACAGTCTTCCACGCTCACCTTCTGCAAGATGCTGGGTATCATTAAAGCGAAGACCCGGCTGGATATTGCCTTCAATAGTAAGGGAGGTAGGGGCTGCTTCTACATAACGCCCATTAACGTAAGTACCGGGAGTCTTGCGGATAACTGTAATGCTTTTCTTTTTAGTGGAAAGGAATGGAGGATTAAGCATTTCAAGTTACCTTTCTTCGTTGAACAACCTTGTATTCAACAGAGTCATACATTTTACCAGTGTGGATAAGAGGGTCATCAAACTTCTTTAGCCTGATTGTCATTGCAGCATTAGGTGGGCTGTTCCACGCAAGTATTTCTTCTTTCAAGCTATCCTGCAGATGTGCACCAAGCCTTTCAAATGTTGAAGCGTCTGTTGCGCCTTCTAATGTAGTCCTAACTGCAGTCCCTAGTAGTGCTAAAAACTTACTGCCAACGTGATCGCTTGGAGTGATAACTCGCAGAGCTTGTGATGTGAAGAATGGACGACTTGGGATTGTTCTTCCACTGCCTCCGACCCCACCATCCTCTTGCAGCTTGGCAATGGAGGCAACATACATGTTGTCATTCTCGGGGCCGTACCGGCTACCCGAGAAGAACCCCCATCTGATTTCTTTTCTTTCAAGAATCTGTAGACGTTTGAGAAGCTTGTCTAGCCCGGTAGTGTCTACGGTGACTCCACCTCTCGTTGTCTTAGCCATTAGAAGAATCCAGTCTGTTCTGCATCTTGGTCATAGACATGGACTTCATCACCCATTCCAATATATGGCACTGGCCTGACGTTATCACTGTCTAAATCATTTGCCTTCATTACCTCTTTGCTAATACCACCAGCATAAGGCATTGCCTGATTGATACTGCTGCTCGGATTACGGATAAACTCAAGAAGAGCAGAACGATAATTCCTTGCCCACTCACTTCCGTAGACTTCAATGTCTCCTGTACGCTCTCGCGTCCATCGTGCAAGCTTGAAGGTGATAGCCCATGCTGCATCAATTGCAGTACGGTTAATGTTGTTACTGTTTTTTGTCAGGTAATACTCATATTCAGCATCCACTAGGAGCTCAATATCAGAGTATGTATCACCAACCATCAACCTCACGGCATCGCGTGGGTCTGTTGCTGGGCTATTTGTATATGGCATTTCTGTTCTCCTTCAAAGGGAATAGCCAACTCCAAGAATTAGCTATTCGCTTTGGGGTCTTTCGACCCCAGAGCTTAGGTTAAGCTAGAGCTTAGTACCCACGAACCACTACAGCTGGACGCCGCACGATGTTCAGGAAGTTGGATTCTGTTTCAATCTCAATCTTCGTACCCTTCACATCACGGGTTTCAAACATGTAGGCTTCCTGACCAACAGTGTTGACCAGATCGAAACGCTCTGCCGGAGCAAAGTAGGTTCCGAAGGTGTCCATTGTACCCAGCGGGAAGAAGCGAGCTTCGTTCGCAGTAATCAGGGCACCAGAATCAGCAAGCTGACCACGGTATTCAATGAACAGGATTCCACCGAACTCGAAAGAACGGAAACGGGCATCCAGACCAGCACCCTGTGCGCCAAGACGCTTACGCAGAGGCTCGGATTCAGAAGCGTAATACTGGTATGCGTTCACAACCTTCGCATGGTTAATCAGGCTGTTGAAGAAGCCCGGAGAAACAACACCAACGATACGATCAACAATGTCACCAGTCAGGAGGTTATCCTGAATGTGAGCAATAACTTCTTCACACTTTGCCAGAACATTGGTTGTGCCAGTGCCAAGAGCGAAGTCCACAGCCTTACGGGTGATACCGAAAGCAGTGTAGAAGTTGTCCACCACAGTACCGTTAGGGGCGTACAGGTCACCAGTATTAATCAGCAAGGCACGAGCTGTTTCCAGAGTAGCCGAGTGAGAAATACGGATACGTTCCATCTTACGGAAACGCACAGCATCCAGAGTCTCGACAGTGTTACCTGCCTGTCCACCGTATGCAATCTTGCCCTGAATGTCACGAGGGAAGATAGCGTCGTCCATAGGGAAGTGAGGCACAGCAAAGGTGTGCATCTTACGTGTGTAATCCTGATTCTGGGCAGAACGATCACCACGCACACGGTCTTTAATCAGACCATAGCTCTTGTTGATTTCTTCAATTGCCAGAGTAGGAGTTGTGATACCTTCACCAGCACCGAAGATACCAAGCTTCTGGAACAGACCCCACTGGTTCGGGATGTTCATCAGTTCCTGTGTGTAGTCGATAACTTCAAACTTGTTATCATAAGAACGAATAATTGCCATTTATTAATAGGCTCCTGTATTAGATGGTAGGCTGAACAAAGATTTCAAGAGCTTCAAGGGAAGCGTACACTGCATTTTTCTTCGCATCATTATCATACGTAGAGTCAAGCAGCAGAGCGCCCTTGGAAACAATGGCCTTGCCACGCTTCAGCACGAGAATCTTGGTATCAGTAGCAGCAGCCACGGTCTGTGTATCGTTACCGAGGACATTGCCAATGTAGATGGCGTCAGCTACCTTCGAGCCATCAGATGCAGTCTCAACAGCTACCTTGTACTTACCACCAACAGTTACTTTTCCAAGCACTGTGCCAGTTACAAGAGTTTTTGCGGAAGCTTCGTTAATTGTGACCACTTCGTGGCAAAGGCCAAGAGATGGTTCTTCTTCATACTTCAGCCATCCAGACAGACGCGGGGTATCAGTTGCAACAACAGTCATTTATTTATCTCCAGAGATTAGGCTTTTGGGCCATAGTTTTTGTTAATCAGAGCCTGTAGGTGAGAGGTGTCTACGGACGCGCCCTCAGTTCCTCCACCGTGGCCCTTTTCTGTAAACATTGGGCTAGTTTCCAAAGTCACAGATGCAGCCTTCATCTTTCCAACCACAGCTTCAAAAGCAGCGTCTGGGAGAGTTTCCAGCGAGGCATATAGTGCAGATGCTTCAACTTCACCCACAGCATCTACCAGAGCAGCCTTGCGGGCTTCAATACGGGCAGTTTCTGCAGCTTCCAGTTCTGCCTTTTCAGCAGCAGCATAAGTTTCAAGTTTTTCAGTAGCAGTAGCTAGCGCAGCAGCCATTGCAGTTGCTTCGGCAGTCTTAGCTTCAATAGTAGAAGTAGCAGTTGCCAGAGCGGTCTCTAGGTCTGCAGTCTTCAACGTCATTGCTGACATTTCAGCTTGCAGCTTTTCAAGTTCGTTCATGTTTACATTTTCCTTTTTAAAACCAAGAATATTACGACCAAGCATTTTGTCTCCTGTAGCCACAGTGTCGGCAAGGTACTCAAAGAAACTCTCACGAGTCATAATTTTGTGTGCAAGGCCAAGTGATACAGCCTGTTCTGCCATAAACACCTTTGCCTCAGTTTGCTTAACTGCCTCTACAGAGATACCCTGCATTTCGGCAACATAGCTGGTGAACCGCTCATAGATTGCATTCACCTTTTCCGTAACGTCTGCTACGAACTCTTCAGTAAACTCTCCGTCAGCATCATAAGGAATCTTGGACTTGCCTGCATAGACGTAGGTGTCTTTAACTCCCATCTCTTTCATTGCACCATTGACGTTGCGGAGCTTAACCACAACACCAATGCTTCCAACTTCAGCTTCAGGGTTTACAATAATTTCATGCGCTGCTGCAGTGAGCCCATATGTGGCAGATGCTGCTAGGCCATCTACATAAGCAATCAGGTTGATACCAGCTGCATCAGCCTTCTTACGAAGCTCTCTGCCAGTCTCCATCATGCCGTAAGCCTCTCCACCCGGCCCATCAACATCCATGACAATAGTTTTAGCACCAGCTTTAGCTAGTGCATCAAACTCTGCAGAGATTCCTTGATAGCTGGCGTTAGCCTCACCACACATTGCTTCATATTCAACGTAGGTCAGAGGGCCATGTACTGAAAGCACACCAACCTTCGACTCCTCGTTGTACTGCAGCTCTCGCTCTTTATCTTTCTTGTCAACAGACTTATCTGCGACCTTCGCTTCTGGATTAGATTGTGCAGCAATAACACTTTCAACCCACTTGAAAGACTGTTGGTCAATTAGGTGTGGCGTGTTATAGAGCCTGCTGCTCATCTCAATTAGCTTGTTTGGCATTACGACTCCTTGTTTGCTGTGGCTTGTTGTAAATACAAGGACTTTCCACTTAAAACACGATACAGATGCGTCCGACTAATACTATATTTTTCTAATAGTATTTTTACAGGCATACCGGAGTTTTTATCCGTTTTAAGACTCTCTATAACTTCAGAGTTTAGGCGAAAGACTTCCCGCTTAACAAAATTACAGGTAATTCCTGAAAAGAGTTTAACATCCCCTGCTAATATACTGCCTACGGTTGTTTTTCCAATGTTGTATTTCTTGGAAAGGGCCTCTTGCGTATATCGGCCTGTCTCATAGTCTGTGACCAAACTGGATGCCTGCTCTCTTGAGAGCTTGGCCACCTTTTTTGCAGACTTAGCTCTGCAAGCTTTTGAATGCAAAACAGCAGGCGTGTCCCAGTGACTCTTACAATTGTTACTAAGAACCCCACCATCGTGGTAACGCCCATAGTGTTTAATAAGAAACTCTTCACACCTATAGGCATCCACCTCATTATCAAAGTAAGAGAGAATCTCCCGCTTAATATTAGAAACGCCGTATTTCTGAATCACATTGTTTTTATGGGTGTTTCTAGTTAAGTCTCTCGCCTTGAAGTGATGGTTAATCCTGTAGCCCCTCCCCTTTCCAATATAGAAGGGGGTTCCATCTGGCTTGCACAAAGCGTAAACATAGAACTGCTGCATATTAGTAGGAGTCACCCAAGGTGCTCTATCAGCTCTCTTTGTTTGCTGCATTCGCATCCTCTTTTGTTGGGTTTGTACCTGTCCCTTCAAATGGTGTAGCACCACCGTCTCCAGAGCGACTACGATTGTTAGGGAGCTCATCATCCGCTACCTTTTCGTTAACGGCTTTTTCTTCCACACCTAGCTTCTTACGAATCAGGTTGGCCACTGGTCTATCAAATTCAACAGCATTGACAGAGAAGATACGCTGTACTGCTTTGCTGAACTCGTCTAGGTCTTCTTCATCAAGGTCATCGAATACGAAGGTAGGTAGACGCTCATCCGCCCATTTGTTAAGAGCAAAGAGTTGCGGGATAAGGTCAGTGTTTAGAACTGTCTGGATTTCCATCAAGCGATGTTCAATAGCCATTGCCAGAATGTTTGTCTTGGCCCCAGCTAGCGAGAAACTTCCAACCTTTTCCTGACCCATCTTTAGAAGGTCAGCGTAGAAGGCCATTAGCATCTTGTTGTCATAACGCTGGATGATAGAGCCAACATCGTAGCCCTTAGTCCCCATGACAGACATGAGCTCAAACTTGAACAGAGGCTGCTTGCTGTCTGGGTCATATGCCATCGGCATCACCATACCAGTCTGCTCATTCATGTGCAGGTTGGTAACAGCTCGCTTGTAGTAATCGTAGATTGCCTTCTGCTCTACACTAGCATCGGGAGACATATAGTGTGGCGGTATGTAAATCACCGGGATGCCCCGCATCTCTCGGCTAACACCAATTGCCTCATGCTCTTCTAGAGCAAGTCGCCACTTCCAGCTTTGGTAGCAGTTTTTAAGAAGGCTTACACCTTCAGGATTATCTCGTTTGACATTAGAGCGGAAGAGCAAGAACTTAGGACGGTCAATTGTTACCTTAGTATCTTTCAACGTAGTGAAACGATAGAGGTCATCCGAAAACGTAACGTCTTGTTCAAGCCCTACAAGATTTCTACCAGTGCTATCGAATATCCACTTACTGATGGTGTCTTGACTGCGGATTGGTAATTTACGAAGACCAATGAGCCCATCGTTATACTTACTGCCTGTTCTCTTCAGTCTTTGCCGATACACCTTCTCATGGACAGAGAATCCAAAAGTGTACATGCTTGTAGCTTCTTTGATGAACTCAAACCAGCTATGCTCCATATCCTCAAGACATGAATTAACAAAGTCAGCTTTGGCTTGCTCCGCAGGTGTTGGGTCTTTAGGAGGAACACACCGCCAACCAACACGAGCTACCATCATCTCGTACAGGCCAAGGGCAGAAGACAGTGTTGTGTCCATCGCCATTTTCTTGTACGTCTTAATGCTTTCAGGGAAGCGAAGCTCTTGCTTGCTTTCCTCAAGAATCTGCCCGTTGGAAACATGCAGTCCTGTATAACCGACCTCAGACAAGCGTAGGCGCGGAGCACTTACGTCATCAGCTTCAATTTCGGCCATGCGTGAACCTCCTTACGGGGTATTGAAAGGGTTACTTTGTTTCATATCTGGAAGTGAGAAGTTCGGAATTGATAGTCCAGTTGCTAGAGCCATAAAGGCATCAGAAGTAGCATCACACCAGTCATCATGGCCTTTGCGGCCACCATCAAACTTTTCTAATTCCCCATAGTACGGATTGTTATCAGAGAATGTTTT